ACAACTAGTGTTAGTTCAGGATTTTCAACTCCGTTATAATAATATACATTTGCTGTATCTCCAGCATTTCTTGCAACTGTTGTACTAAAAGTAACTGTTGCAACACCCGAAGATGTAATTTGTTTTGCTACGTTTGTAGGTGTTAGAATATGTGTTCCGCCAACGTTGGCACCATCGAATATTCTAAGTGATTGATTATCCTTATCGAAGAAAATTTCACCACGAGAGCCTGATTTTCTATCAAGATAATCTTCATCTCTAGGTACTATTCTTACGCCAGGAAAAATTGGAATTAGTGACATATTTTATATTCTCTCCGTTACCATAATATTTATCCATATGCGTCATTATTATTTTTTGTGGGTTACAAGAACAAGATAAATAATAAAGTACACATATAATGGATAAAATGCATACACGTTTAGAAGGAAAAATTAAAAAAGGTTGGGGCTATGAATTAATATGGGCCACTAATGAAAAGTACTGTGGAAAGATTATGGTATTTGAAAAAGTAGGTGCTAAATTTAGCATGCATTTTCATAAAGAAAAAGAAGAAACATGGTTTGTAAATTCGGGTAAATTTTTGCTTAAATGGATTGATACTAAAGATGCAACGGTACATACAAAAGAATTAGTAGCAGGCGACAAGTGGCACAATCCTCCTTTACAGCCACATCAACTAGAAGCACTTGAAGAAATGAGTGAAATATTTGAAGTAAGCACAGCCGACAGTGTTGAAGACAACTACAGAGTTTTTCCAGGTAGCAGTCAGCAGTCAGGCAAAAAAATTATTGTAAATGGTAGTTTTGATATTATTCATAAAGGACATATTGAATTATTAAACTATGCAAAATCATTAGGAGATCATTTGTTAGTTGCTATAGATAGTGATGATAGAATTAAACAATTAAAAGGTTCGGATAGACCTATTAATTCTTTAGATGAAAGACTAAACTTACTGTCTAATTTAAAAGCAGTTGATGATATTTCTTATTTTGATTCAGAACAAGAACTAGTAGATATTATAAAAGAATATAATCCTGATATAATGGTAAAAGGCAGTGATTACAAAGATAAGAGAATTGTAGGTGCAGAACATTGTAACGCAATCGAATTTTATGAGATAAATGATGGTTATTCAACAACAAAAAAAATACAAGATATTATTAATCGGGGATAGTTGTACTGACGAATACCATTATGGTAGTACTGATCGTATAAGTCCCGAAGCACCCGTTCCTGTATTTCAATATAAAAATACAAAAATAAATCCTGGCATGGCTGCTAATGTTAATGAAAACTTATTAGCATTTGGGTGCGATGTAGAGTTTGTTACAAACAAAGAACAAATAACTAAATCAAGATATATTGATTACAGATCAGGACAGCATTTAATAAGAGTTGACAAAGAAGACAAAGTCAAATCTTGCAACGTTGAATTTCATAATTTAGACTATGATGCTATAGTAATAAGTGACTATAACAAAGGATTTGTAACTGAAGATTTAATTATAAGTCTACGTAGTAAATTTAAAGGGCCTGTATTTGTTGATACTAAAAAACTTTATCTTGATAAATTTGAAGGCTGCATACTTAAAATAAACGATCTTGAATATAATCGTGCAAAAACCTTTTGTAGCGATTTAATAGTAACAAAAGGTAAACAAGGTGCTACATACAAAGGTAATACTTATAATGCACCTGTAGTTGAAGTTCACGATGTATGCGGTGCTGGAGATACATTTTTATCTGTGCTTGCATATTCATATTTAAACTGCAACAACATAGAACAGTCAATTATGCACGCTAATAACGCCGCAGCATTATCTGTGCAACACAGCGGAGTATACGTACTTACAGAAGAGGATCTAAAACAAATATGATAATATTAATTACTGGAGAAAAAGGGTTTATTGCAAAACATCTAATTGATCATTTACAAACAGAACACGAAGTTCATGGCTATGATTATGATGAAAATCATAAGCCTTGTGTTGACGGATATGATTGGGTAATACATCTAGGAGCAATATCTAGTACTAGCGAAAGAGATGTTGACAAGATTATGTCACAAAACTATGAATTTTCTAAATGGATATTCAATGAATGTAATTCTAAAGGTGTAAATTTTCAATATGCATCTAGTGCAAGTGTATATGGACCATATGAAAAGTTTGGAGAAGATGATCCTAAACAACCTCAGAGTCCTTATGCTTGGAGCAAGTATCTATTTGATAGATGGATATGGCAACAAAAACATAAGGTATGTGTACAGGGTATGAGATATTTTAATGTATACGGACCTAGAGAAGAACACAAGGGCACACAGGCAAGTCCTATAACAAAGTTTACAAAACAAGCAGAGGAAGAAAGTGTTATTACTTTGTTTGAAAACAGTGACAAGTACCTAAGAGATTTTATCTTTGTAGGTGATGTGTGTGACATACATGAGCAAATGATGCTGCATGTTAAAGAGTCTGGCTTGTACAATATTGGTACAGGCTCTGCAACCAGTTTCCAAACAGTTGCAGAAATAATTGCAAAAAAATATAATGCAGATATAAAGTATATTCCAATGCCGGAGGAATTACAAGGGCAATATCAAGAATATACCTGTGCAGATATAACCAAGTTACTAAATATTTTTGATATACAGTTTAAAACTGTAAAAGAATATATTGAAGGTGTCTAAACAAAAGATGCTTTTATACCTGCAGACGATGTAATTTCTTTACATGCTGCATTTTCTATTTCAGGATCTGGTAAAGAACTAGCAAATGCCCACAAGTTATCAAACACCATAACTTTTCTTGCAAGGTTTTTGTAGGTAAATTTCTTTAACTTTTTTTCTGTTTCTTCCCCATAACCGGTACGAACTAATATAGGTGTTGCTCCTATTTTTTCTGCTGCTTTTAAATCTGTTAATTTATCTCCAACATAAAATCCGCCTTTAAATTTTAAGTTGCATTCAGATTCTGCTTTTTTAAACATACCAATATTTGGTTTAGCAAACATATCGTTCTTCTGGCTTGTATGACTATAGTAAATTCCATCTATGCTATCACAACCTGCTTCTCCTAACAAATTAAGCATATAATCATGTACAACAGCAACTTCTTCAGTAGTCATTATACCTTTACTAACTCCGGCTTGATTAGTTAGTACAACAATATTGTAACCTTTTTTTCTAAGAAGTGTTACCGCTTCTATACTATTTTCTATAGGTTTGAATTGCATAGGATGGGTAACATAAGTTCCAAGATCTTCGTTTATTGTTCCGTCTCTATCTAGTCCTACAGTAATTGAGTTTTTAATCATTTTATATCCATGCAACTTTAATATCTTGGTCTGAAGTTTTATTCTTATAATTTAAATTAATAATAATTCTTCTTTTGGTATCTGTTGCACTTATCATTTTATGACGAATATCAGTATCAAAAATTAATATCCTATTTTCAACAGAATCAACATTAATTATTTCTTTTTCAACATCTAGCAGGGTTTTAGCATTACATGTTGTCATATACATTATGGCTGTTTTAGAATTTCCATCATCTAAATCAGTATGCCACGAAGATTCGTATATGTCCTTTTTACCTATGGACAAATTCGCCCTAACTTGTAGTAACGAAGAAGTGTTTAATCTAGTGAATAATGGTTCGAGCAGATTAAAAAAAGGACTAGAAACAGTGTTGTTGTAAAAAAAATTATGTGTGAAATAAAACATACCGCTTTCATCATTATTTGATGTTAAATTATCTCTATAAAACCAACTTATGTCGTCTGATGTTAATGCAGTTTTTATTGCATCAAAGTATTCTTTATCTAAAAAATTATCTATTACTTCGTACGCTAATTTTTTAGTCATGATGGTCATCCTCTATAGATATATCCATGTTCCATGAAATAATTGTTTTTATTTCTTCTGTATTATTAACAGGAGCTCTATGTATGACCCAACTAGGAAATGTAACTATATCTCCTTCGTGTACGTCAAATGTATGTGTATCTTTAGTTAACGGATTAATCCATTCTGTTTGTGCATCTTCTGGCAAGTTTACGTAATAAACATTTGTAAAGTTGTTACTGTGTGTATGCCATGCGTGCTTGCCGCCTTTTGCATATTGTTGAAACCAAATTTCAGTAATACCAAATGTTTTATATCCCATTTCTTGACACCACTTATTAATGTGCATAGAAAGAGAAGGATTTATTAGTTTCAACCACTCTCTATCTCCATCATATCTTGCAGTATTCCAATCACATTTAACAATATCACTGTCGGGTGCAGTCATATGTTCTGCATTTTCTTGTGCATGAATAGCATCTAGTACTTGCTGTTTTAGTTGATTGTGTTCCTTAAATGGTCTTACAGTAATAGGAAACGGAATAATATCATCCATTAGAGTAAATCTCCTTTCCTTTTTAATATAATGTTTGATGAAAACACAACTCTAGGTTCAGATGTTTGATTAAAATGTACATAGTGTTCTAAACAAGAAGGAAACATTAGTAATAACCCTTCTTTCATTTCAGGGTAGAAAGCATTAGGATAATCATTCATAGGATCTAATTCTAAATACTTTAAATGGTTTGATAAGTTAGGTGTCCTAAAAACAAATTGTCCTGCTTCTGGACTAGGCTGTTTTAAAATTACAACACAAGAAAACGCTGGCACGTTAGTTGTAATATGATCATGTAATTGTTGATGATCGTGTTGCTCATGTACGTTATACCAAGTCTCTATGTCTACACTATAAGGAAATTTAAACAAATATGAATCAATATAATCTTGTATATAAGGTGATGGTAGTAATGTATCATTCCATTTTTTAAAAAAATCTGAATCGTCCCAACGTTGAGATAGATTCTTAGAAATTTTACTAGCATTATTAGAACTTCCTGTATTACTTCCATCTAAAATTAACGGTAGGTAATAATCCTGTAAACTTTTAAGATCCTGTGGTTCTAATTCTTTTATACCAACCGGATAACCTTCAAGTGAAATTTTTAACATGTTTTTAATGTTTCCTTAGTATATATACCAGTTTTAAACCCGGTTGTAAGATCTACAGTTTTACCAGTCTTAAAGAATTCGATTATTTTATCTGCTAGAATCTTATGATTAACTTCTGAAAAATGATTAAATCTAAGATCACCGGTTTTATCGTAATATGCTATAGCAGTCTTTTCGTTATTAAATTCTAATCCTGATGTTTCACATAAGTTACCCTTTACTCCTGGAACATTGTCAAACCCAGGGAGAATTAGACAACGGATTCTATGTTCTCCATACATCTTAACTTTACGTGCTAATGAATCAAGAAACATGCTGTAATGTATAATATTTCGTCTTTCGAAATATAAATGTCTTTTATACATTTCTATTGCTTGATACTGTTCTTCTGTAACATCAACACCTGGAGTTATCGTTGTCGCTAGTTGAATTGCCATGTATGGTTTATTTTCAAAGAACCATTCTCTATGCATAGAAGTCGGTTGTATTATGACAAAATCCCCTTCCTTAAATGAAGATTCTCTTTCAGCCAGTTTATAATAAATGTAATCATTAGAGCATCCTAACACAGAATCATTTATATATTCGCTATCTCCAAGTATGCTTTCTTTGACAATCGTAGTCCAAGTTTTTTCTAAAGGCATGTATGTTACTGGTGTTCCATGAGGACCAAACACTTCGTTCATATGGCTCTGGGGGATTGAAAAACTATCTCCAAAAATATGCAACATTATACTGCGCCTGTTTCTAACAAGATATTAAAAGACATACTAATTCTATCTCCGTTAGTTTTGTTTTCATTAACACTGTGGTCTAAAAATCCTGGAAACAAAATTAGTCTACCTTGCTCAGGCGAAAAAGAATTTTCATGTGCAATAGAACTTCCAATAGGATTACATTTTAACGCTTTCAGTGTATTTCTAAAAACAATATCTCCGTCATCTCCACTAGTTTTAAACCAATATACTCCACTAATATGGGCATTACCATGATCATGAATATGCGAAGAAAGTCCAGGCTTGTTTAAAGTTAACCATGAAGAAGTCATCGCTGCTTTGTAGGCAGGTTGGACATTCATTGCTGCCATGTAATTTACACAGTGATGCATAATAGTTTCACCGGTTGTTTTCATATTTTCTAATTGCAATAGATGCTCAAAAAAGTCACCTTGATTAGATAGATATTGTGAAGATGAACCCCAATTTGGATTTTGTCCCCAAGTTCCTTCATTATATAGTTTATCAACTATAGGCTGTAATTCGTTTTGCACATCTGTATATGCTTGGTTTTCTAATTTATAGGTGTATAAAGGTGTTGGAAATAATTGAAAAATTTGTCCTTCGACATCCATCGTTACCGCCTTTCATTATGCTCTATATTTACTAGCATTTTCGTTGCAGGAAAATAGATATAATTTATTCCTGAATTATAAAGAGTACGCATAGCATCATCAATAGTTTCAACTAATGGCTCTCCGCCTAAATTAAAACTAGTATTAAACAATGCAGGTACTCCTGTTTGGTTTTTAAATTCTTTAATCAAATTGTACCAATGTTCATTTTGTTCTTTAGTAACTGTTTGTATTCTACATGTATCGTCTACATGTATGACTGCTGGTATTTTTTCTTTTACGCCAGGTTGGCAATTGACTGCATACATCATGCTAGGCGAATCTTCCATTCCACGTAAATCAAACCATTCATGCACATCATCTTGTAATACAGTTGCAGCAAAAGGTCTAAAATATTCACGCTTCTTAACCAAGTTAACAAAATCTTTGCCGTTTGGATCTGTTGGGTCATACATTAAAGAACGATTACCTAATGCACGAGGACCGCTTTCTCCTCTTTCTTGATATAGTGCTACAATATTTTTGTTTCTAATAGTATCTATAACTTGTTTATAATCTACATCTGTTGTTACATTACCATTGTATTTCTTTGCAGTTTCTCTAATTATATCTTCAGTAATATTTTGTACTGGTCCTAAAAATAAGTTTTCATCTTTAGTTCTTAATTTGTTATCTTGAGATGTAAGATAATAATGATAAAATGCTGCACCCATTGCAGTACCTGCATCATTGCTAACAGGTTCTACATATATTTTTACACCTTCTGGTAAATGTTTTAAAAAGAAATAATTAGCAACACAATTTAAAGCATAACCGCCGCTGATAACAATATTTTTATTACCAGTGCGTTCAATTGATTTTAATATTAAATCAAGTACTAGTTGTTGAGATTCTACTTGAACATTATATGCCATGTTTCTGCGTGATGGAAGTAGTGTAACATCTTCTCTGTCAGATTTTCTAAGCAGTTCTTGAATTCTGTCTTGTTCATCTTGGTTGTCTGGATCTTTAGCAGATCGAATTATATCACTCGGATCATATATTCTATCTCTAATCTCTGGGAATTCAGATTCATCTACCCATGCTCCATTAGGATATGTACAAGTAAATAAATCTTTGTTGCCACCAAAAGCATTAGTGTAAATCTTAGGTGCTTTGTTTGGTTCACCATATGGAAATAGTCCCATTGTTTTACCGGCTTCAATTGAATCGAATCCGCAAAATCTAGTTACTGCTTCATATGCTTTAACAATACCTGCTTTATCGTTTATCATTACTTCTGTAGCACTACCGTCTGCGTTATAGTGCTCAGTTCTCCAAGGCCCGTTTCCTCCAAAATGCTTATAAATTTCTGTAAATGTTGCAGGATATGCGCAATCGTATATACTTTCAACCTCAAACATAGTTTGTCCATCTGGTCGTTCTACAAATGTTCCTGCTCCATCAACAATTATAGCACTTGCCTTTTCAAATCCTGATCTATAAAATGCTAGTGCAGCATGACTTCTGTGATGTTGAGCATGATATTTAACAACCTGTGTTTCAGGGTCTTCAATTAATCTTAATTTTCTAGCAAGTGCAGTATATACATCTTGACGGACATAATCGTTTAGAGGTTCGTCTGCGTCTTGCGTATGAGATATTGCAAGATAATCAATCTTATCTGTATAATCTAAAATTTTAATCATACTTGCAAGAGGTCCTCCGTCGTATTTGTAACGGGATAATCTTTCTTCTTCAATTGCAAATACAATTTCGCCGTCTTTTAAAAGACAAACACCTGCATTGTGCCCTCTAGCAATTCCTGCAATGTAGCCTGTTTTTCTCATTATTGTTTTCCTAAAGTATCTTTAATTTGTTTTACAATTTTTTTCTTAGTGTCTGAGCTCAGTTTCATTAAGTTTTCATTCTGTCTATCAATCCTAATATCTATTGCGACTCTTAAAGGAGAATATTTTCTTTCACCTATTCCGTTGTCTATAATTTTTAGTGTAGTGCTCTCCGGATAGGAAATGTTTTCAGGAAATGTACTACCTATAACTACTGTGCCAGGTTTTTTAAGAGCGTGAACAACATGTTGTCCTACTGAATCACAACCTAAGAAATAATCCGCAGCATTGATAATTGCAGTCCATTGTAATAAACTTACTTCTTCTGGAAACATTACATTAAGATTTTTATCAGTTGGTATTTTCATACTGCTCATTAGTATGACAGCATAATCTTTATTCAATTCTTCAAGTAAGTCTATAATATCATCTACTTCAAACGACCTGCCGCTTTCATCAACAATTACACCGCCATGTATTGTAGCAGTAGATCCAAATGGTTGAAATATTATAACTTTATCTTTTTTGAAATGTCTTTTTGCTTCTGCTACTAGCTCTTCTCCTGTTGCAATATCTTTTTTTCCTACAAAGAGTTCGTTATATTCTTTTGTTTCTGGAACTGTTTCAGGTGGATAATCATAGTTAATCAACATGTCAAAGGATTGAACTAGATTGGCTCGTTGAGTAAAATACGCATTAAGTTTGTAAGGTTCAGGTGTAATAATTTCTCTATCTTTCAATTTGTCAAAAAGATTAGGATCATTAGCAGGAAAGGTGTTGTTTACTAGTATTTTGCTAGTAAGATATAAATCAATCCAACCTTCTACAATAATAGGTGCTGTTGGATCTATATTTTTTAAATGATATTCTAGTGCTGGAATCGCACAAAGAACGCGACCTGCACCACCGTTAATAAAGAATGCTTTTTTCATTAATATTATAACCTTTGCTAAATGCTGTAGTTATAATATTTATTTTGTAGATTTATACTGAGGTAGTAATGTGAATAGTTTAATTTACACCGTTTGGAAGCATACTAATAGCATCATCATCGTCACTGTTTCTTTCAGAGATCATTGTAACTTTAACATGTTCATCATTAAAGTTTGGATCAGGCGCATCGTCAGGTGCCATTGGAAATCTTACCAAATTTCCAGGAACTCCATCCCACGTTACTGGCATATCTCTTAGTTTTTGTCTATATTCTCGCCATTGAGTTTTTAATGATTCTGGCATATCTTCTGCTAGTTTGCCATCACTGTTAGACAATCTAAGATTTCTTTCACCCCTTAGGAAATCCCAACCATCAACATAGGCTGATCTCTCCATCTTTTTGAATTCTAAAGGCTTTTTATAATCATCGTATAATGCATATTCGTTATAAACTTCACAAATATGTGTAGGATCAGGAATAATAGCGTTTGGTTGATCACTAGGACCAACTGATACTTCGTATACTTTAGGTTCTACAACACCACCCCACAATAAAACAATTTTAATTGTGTTAACATCAGTATCTGCCTTTAATATTTCTCTTCTTAGGTTTAATGGAAGTGGACAATCAGGCTCTTCTTCGTGTGTATGACACTGTTCTAAGTATCCTGTTTCTTTATCAATCCATAGTACGATCTCTGCCGGACCGTCATAATTCATAGTACTAGTTTTACCCAGATCAGTTGTTGATGAATACATAGTATCTGGTAAACTGTAAGTTAGTGTTTTTTGTATATTTGCCATGTTTAATCCTTAACTGTATGTTACTCTTACTAATCCGCCTGCACCGAATGAACCCCAACAAGCACTACTTGAACCAATACCGTGACCTGCTCCGCCACCGCCTGGAAATGCTGCGTGTGATGAACAACAAGCCAAGTTACCTGTACACCAGTGTTTGCCACCTACTCCGTGTGGTGCTGCAAATGGTCCTGAAGGGCCACCCTGCACTGAAAAGTAATCAGCACAACAGTTGTACTGTCTATTCATTGAACCTGCTGTTCCTCTAAATGTCATATCAGCGCCATAACTTGCTTGGTTACAAGCATTTGCTTGCCAACTACTGTTATATAAACCTCTGTTACACTGAACGTTACCAATGTGACAGTTGTAACAGTTTGATGATTTATCCCAAACTGTAGGACCGCCCATACCGCCTGTTACACAAAAATTACTTAATCCTGTACCGTTAACGTAACTTCTACAACCATGACGGTTGTTTACGTTACATCTACAACAACAACTACATGCTGAAGATCCAGCAGCACAAATTGTGTAGTTTGTGCCATCGCTAAAATTGTGTACTGATTTTTGTAGTGTTTTTACAGCGTAGTTTCCGCCCTGTCCACCAATTCCGTTATCATAGTCACCGCCTGATGAGCCACCTGGGCCTCCACCTGATAGTATTTCAAATTTAATTGATGTAGTTCCTGCTGGTACAGACCATTGACAACATCTTCCACCATTACAAGGTGTCCACCAATCGCCGTCATATACATAAAATTCGTAACCTTCGGCAATTTTACATTGATGTTGATTATTGGAATATACTATACCTTTGTCTGATAATTGTACTGGCATTATGCGTCTCCTCGTTTAATCATATCTAATTCTTCTTTTAAACTTTTTATAGATTCTATTAGCAGTGGAATAATTCTTTCATAATTTACAGCAAGATATCCATCTTCTCTTTCTACTACTGCTGATGGAAGAACTTCTTGTACCTCTTGGGCAACAACTCCGTAATCACGTTCTGTTCTTTCTGGGTGCATTTCTTGTGCAATGCTGTTCCAGTTATATTCGTATCCTGAAATCTTTGCAATTTTTTCTAAACTGCCATCAATTTTTTCAAGGTTTTCTTTTAGTCTTTTGTCTGAAGATGCATATGAATATATATCTCCACCTACATACATTGCTCCTGAAACTCCAACACCGCCTGTTACTACTAGTGTTCCAGTAGTTTTACTTGTTGATGCTGTGTTACCACCTAGTGTCATTTTTCCTGTACTTGGCTGGAATGCTAATTTTGTTGTTGATACGTCTGTAACTGTTAAAAACCCTGAAGTTTGTGTTGTGATAACAGGGTAATATGTTGCACTTGCTGCTGTTTCATCAGTGTGTGTTGCACCTGCTGCTTGCCATGATAACACTCCACTACCGTTTGATACTAGAGCATATCCTGATACTGTTGCATCTGCTGCTGGTAAAGTCCATGTAACATCACTTGCAATAGTTGTAGGTGCTTTAAAAGCAACATAGTTTGTATCATCTGAGTCACCAAATCTTAAATCAGATTGTAACCCTAAATGCGTATTTGCTTGTATGTTAACTCTACCAGATCCTTGAGGATCAATAGTAATGTCTAGACCTGGTGCTGCGCTAATAGTAGTATTCGTAATGTTAATTCCACCGAATGCACCACCAACTTCACCTGTTGTTATCTTTCTTGCCATTTAGTTTTCCTCTTAGTTACGACCTATCATTATACAGTTGCTGTCTCAATACCCATTGCTACTGCGCTGATTCCAACGGTAGCAGCATAGATACTAATAATTTTACCTGTGTCTAAAACAAGTCCTGTTCTTTCTAACACACCATTTGCTGCAATGCTTGTACCGTATTCGACGAACTCGCTATTTGCTGGTGCACCTGGACCTGCTGTTGTTGTAATTGCTACTCTAACTTGAATAGCACTACTAGTTCTATTAGCAAGGCTAATAGAAGCCACTGCAAATGTATCTGCCGGAACTGTGTATAAATCAGTGTACGCTAACGCACCTAAATCTACTGCTCCTAATCTTCCTGTTGCCATTTTATTTGTTCTCCACTGTTATTTAGTTCAAAAAGTAATTATATGCTAAAGGAAGGCCCACAACGCCACCTTTAAAGTTGAATTTAGCATTCATTTCAATTACACCGCCTGTTGTAGTAGTAATAGTGTTGTTTTGGATTGTAACAAATCCAGCCGTTACACTGTTAACGTTAAGAGAAGCACCACCGCCACCAATTTGTGAACTGATGTACGATTTAATTGCTCTCTGCGTTGGAACAATATTATCACTATTAGCACTAAAGAATGGATCTGTACTAAACTCTTGTACACTTGCAGAGTTACCACCTAGTGTAACTTCACCTAGTGTAAGTTCTTGTAGTCCTGAAATATTAAATGCATCAGCATTCAATGTTGCAACACCAGTTGATTGTTCAATTGTAAACAAGTCGCCAACTCTAAAGTTACCGTCTTGGTCAGTTGATGTAAAGAATACTCTACCACCGTTGTTATCTTTTGTTTCATTTGCTTGATCTGGCAACTGAGTTGGTGTATTAGGATAGTTGGTAGTAGCAAATCCACCAGTACCAATATCTAGGAAATCGTGTCCTGTCAAACGTACCTGTGAATATCTAATTCTAGTAGTTACTGTTGCTCCATCTGGTGGTGTATCAAATACTGTTACATCTGGTGCAACTTGTAAAAATGCTGTGTAACTTCCATCATACGAACCTAGTAGTGAAATAACCTGTACCAGTTTAAATGTTCTTTCTGGCAAGTGTCCAAACACAACGTTTGATCCTACTGCTGGAATTTTTGAAAGTCTTCTTACAGCAACAAACTGTCCGCTTTGGAATAAGTCTGCAAAACCGTTACCACTTAACAAGTCTGCACTTGCTGAAGTATATCCTGTTCCTCTATTAGTAAAGGATGGGCAACCTAATGCACCTTTACCAATTCTAACTTGTGTAGGTGCTTCGTATGTATTATTAGGATCTGTAATAGTTAATGTAGGTGCTGTGCTATATCCACTGCCTGGCTCTACAAGTCTAATTGCAAATATTTTTTCAGTTGCAACAAATGCTCTACCAGTAGTAGTTGCACCTGCTTTAATTTGCATTGCTCCGTTACCACTTCCTTGTCTAACTCCTAAGAAACTACCTACTTGCTGTGGATTACCAAATGCTGTTGCTACTAATCCATTGCTTTCTGCATGTGTTCTTGCAGTCCAAACAATACCATCTGGTGATGTAGCATAATTTGCACCGTTGCTTACTGCTACAAACATACCTTGTCCGTATTCAATATTAGACCATTGTGCTGTAGCCGGAAGTGTACTTGCTAACCATGTTACTCCACCGTCAATACTTACTGCGGCTGCTGTTCCGTTTGTTGATGAAACTGCAACGAATCTGTTATTACCATAAGTTACACTGCTCCAGTTTGAGCTGCTTGGTAAAGTTGCTGCTGTCCATGTTACTCCAAGATCGCTGGAGTATGCTGCTGCTGTGCCGCCACTTGCTACTGCTACCCAGTATCCTTGACCGTATGCAATGCTTTCCCAAGTTGTTGCACTAGGTAGTGTTCCTGGAGAAGTCCATGATACGCCGTTAGTTATTGAAAGTGCAACTGCGTTTGTACCAGTTTTGATTGCCATAAAGTTACCAGCACCGTATCCAATTGCGTTCCAAGTTCCTGTGCTTGGTAAATTACCGCCTGCTACATAAGTTGCACCAGAGTCTAATGAATAAGCAACATCATCAACACCACTGCCTCCTGCTATAGCAACTATTGCTGATGCATTTTCTCTTGCTTCACCTGCAATTGTTGTAAATGTGCCTACACCAGTAGCAACAAATGTTGTTCCTGTAACAATTGAAGTTGATCCAATTGATAACCAAGGTGTGTCACCTGGTGTTGTAATTGTGTAAGAACGTCCTACAACAAAATTTCCTGCACTAATAACTCTTTGTAAGCGTCCTGCAGCAATTCCTGTCCAAGTTGCACTTACTGGTAATGCTGTGCCTGCAGTAAATGTAGTAGCATCTAATGATGCGTTTGTTGTTGTACCACTTGCACTACTAATTGCAACAAATGTTCCGCCTCGTGCTGTACCATCCTTATCAAATGCTAGGATTGCACCAGAGGAAGCATTAACTGCTGTAATTGTAAGTGTAATATTGTTTGCACCGGTTGTTCCGCCAACTGCTGCACCGTTAAATGTTAAAACTTCATTTGTAGCATATCCAGTTCCGCCAGCAATTAAATCAACTCTATACTTAGTACCTTTTGCAGTAACATTAAATGTTGCTCCAGATCCAGATCCTGTTGTTGAGTTTTGTGAAATAGTTGCATAAGTGTTATAGAACTCACTATATGTAATTCCTGTCCAACTTGTACTTCCATTAGTAGTTCTAGCAGTAGTACTATGAGTTGGTGCAGTAAACGCTACTTGAGGTTCAATTGTATAAGTTGTTGATGCATCAGGTGCTGCAATAGTAGTACCTGGTACTATATGATCCCAACCTGCTGCGCCTGTTGAAGGTTTTGTAACAGTTGCTACTTTAGTACCTGAGTTATATGTTGCAATATTACCAAACTGCCCAACACCTGTACCACCATCTAGGTAAACTCTCATACCTATATAAGCCAAAGATGTTTCAGAATCAGTTGCAGCAATTGTAATCTGCGATGTTGTTCCGCCCTGTGCAGTGTTTGAATTTGTAATATATCCAAATCCACCATAGTTTCCTTCTGCTTCTGGTGCTGCTGTTGAATCATCAACATTATCAAGAAGTCTTACTTCGAATACAGAGTCATCTCTAAATTCTTTATCTTGTTCTGCTGTTGCATTTGATCCTGCACCAAATAGTCCCCATTCAGTTTCAGTGTATTCTGATCCAGCATTAGTAAATTCAAAGTTAAGGATTTTATTAGCAGTGTCAGTCATAACACTTCCAACTGTTGCTTCAAACTGTAATCTGTTATCAACAATCGCTGTTCCAGGAGTTTCAGTTGAATCAAATCCTTCTGCTACTGAACCAAACGATCCGTATGAGTTGTTACCGTTTGTACCTCTAATTCTTCCACCTTCTGTAGCCAAGTAACCAATGTGTGAGTAATATGTAAACACTGATACAAGCTCTGCTCTACCATTGTTTGCTACCCAAGCACCAATACCATCACTAATTAATTGTGTAAAGTCGTTTGATACTATTGAATCGTTACCACCTGCATGTAATGCTCCGTCAATTTTCTGACCAATAGCAGCATTACCAAATGTTGCAACGTTTTGTACATATGGTGAACGTGCAATAATCCAAGTACGGAAGTCATCTACTCCCCAACCTGGATCTAATGAAGCGTAAGCACCTGCTGATACTCTAGATGTTCCATATTCGTTTGGTGGTAATACGTCTCCACGTAATCCGTCAAGTGTCATATTACGTAAACCAGTTCCGTTACGTAAGTAGAAGAAATCTTCTTCCATGCTACCTGTAACTGAATTGGCATAATATCTTGCGCAATATCTTGATTTATAATTTGAAGACCATTGTAAATCCCATTTCATTGCATCAATATATTTGTCTACATCTCTAGCACATGCTGTTTCGCTATAAACTATTTCAACGCCCATTGCGCCGCCTGATGCAGTTGATAATCCAAGTGCATTAGCACCGTCTCTAGTTGTGCTTACAGTAAACGAAGTTGCATTAATAATTTCTTTTACATAATAAGTTGTGCCTGTTGCTAATCCACCAATTACAGTTCCTGTAAATTGTATTGCAACATTCCTTACTAACCAACTAGTATCAGAAATTGTTACTGAATTTAAACCAGCGTCTGTTGCTGTTGCAGTATCGCTAAATGTTTGATCGATATATGCAGCAACTTCTGCTTTAATAAATGCTCTATTTTCTTCAAGTTTTAATCTAGCATAGTCTCTGTTTCTAATATCAGTTGCACAAACATCTCCTTCGTTTGTTGCACTAAAGAATATTGTGTCTAATTTATCCATCAACAACGCAACTCTTGCTGCGGCTGTTGCATCACTGTTTAAGTATGTTGCAGTATCAGCAGCAATTACACTTGCTAGATATTTGAAAGACGCTCTAGTAGCGGCTTTCTGTCCTTTAGTGTATACATCGCTTGAAGTACTACGCAAATATGCTATTGCTGCAATGTGTGTTGCAAAATTTGTTGAGTCTGCGTTAGATGCTCCAGCACCTAACATAAAGTCAAACATAACTGCTTCGAGAATTAATCTTGTATCTCTTTTACACTTAGCAGAATCATATGTAAGTGTAGGAAAGTTGTTAGTAATGTAAGTAGTAACCAGTGTTGCAAGGGCCTCTTGCTGCGCATCTAAGGTCTCTGCAGCGGTGATAAGTGCTGTTGTTGAACTTACAGCATTCGTTAGTGCTGGATAGTTCTCAACGTGAGCTGGTACACTTAGTCCTGTTGCGTCTGTTAATGTAACAACACTTCCACCAAGTGTTAAACTAACTGTGAAAGTAGTTGCTGCTGGTGTGCTTATAATCCAATATTTTGTATTTGCTACTAAGTTATTTGAACTTTCTAAAGGAATAAATGCATCGCCAACTTGTAATCCGTGTGCTGCACTTGTTGTAATAACATTTGATGCTGTTGTAGTTACAGTAACAAACGGTAAGTCTGCTCCTGTTGAATCACCAGCAAGTGTATTAAGTATAATATCAAAGTTATCTGCTACAAGCGTTGCAGGTGTAGCACCTGCATCTGAATTAAGATAACGTGGAGTATTAGTTTGTAAAGGTGTAATTGCTTGGTTCCTTACAATTTGTCCTAATATTGTTTTTAAGTAATTGTATGCTGCAATAGTTTGTGTAACTGCATTACTATTCAATGCACTTGTAGAACTTTCTCCATCCCAATATGCTTTTGCTGCATTTAGTGTTTGATAATTTCCACCATAAGTTAAATCATAACTTAAAGCATCTACAATGTAACCAACATCTTGTCTACATTTAGTTTTACTGTATTTTAAAGTTGGATAGTTATTTGTAATATACTGAATAACTTCTTCTTGTAGGAATTTTTTATTTTCAGTAACGTTTTCTTTAGCGGTACCATAACCTGCCAAGTAACCCGCATTGTATCCTGTTGGCTCTGTTAAATTGGTTGTATGTTTTACACCAAGTTTAAAATCAATTTGCTCCATGATTACATCGGCTAACTTCGCTGTAAGTGCTGGTGTTTCGGTATCGTCTGCTACAGGCCATGTTTGGTCTTGTGTAGTTGTGTTTCCTGTAGTAGGAGTTACTGTTGTACCTTGTACAACATTGTCAATGAATCCTTTCAAGTGTTTCAAAGTTTCTATAGAGTAGTACGAATCAGTTATGTCAGTACCGCTTTCAGTTGCGTCAGCCGCATCAACGTTTACTGTTCTAACTTCATCACCTAATATACAAACTTCTGCTGGAACAATGATAGGTAATATTTCTTTGTACTGTCCTGCTTTTACATACACTAATGCATTAGGTACAATTCTTTCTGGAATTGCACTTGTGTCGCCTGCTGTAACAGTATCTGTTACAATCTTTAACAGTGATCCTACAGTTGTAGTAACACCTGTTTCAGTTACAATAGCAGTGTTAAAGTATTGGTCTGCAACTGCTGTTGAGTCAGTAGCATCTTGATATGCAACTGCTGGTGCTGTATTTGCTAATACATTACCCATAATTGTTTCTAGATATGTGTATGCTGCTACAGACTGTTGAGCTTCTGCTGCAAGTCCTGCACCACCATAAACTTTATCTTCTGACGATGCTGAAAATTCGCCATCTGCACTAAATCCGTTAACAAAAGATAGTGCTGCTGCACGTACTTTTAAATTTCCGCCGTGTCCAAGATCCCAAATAATTCTATCAATTATAAAACCAACGTCTCTTTCACACTTGTATTCGTCGAAATCAAAACCGTTCCAAATACCAGAGCCGCCAGCGTTAGCAACTTGATATTGGATCCAACTTGAAGTTTCTCTTTGTAAGAATATTCTATTTCTTTCTAACAAATTCTGTGCGTTAGGATTTCTTGGTCCATCTTCTATTTGTTCACAAGCATATCTAATTGTTTTAAATGGTCTATCAAGTGATGAACCGTGAACTGGTGAAAGTCCATCTGTTCCGTGCGGAGCAACGTAATAGATTTGATCTGTTTTTCCTAATGATTTCCATTCTGGAAGTGTTCCTGTTGATACTAGAACTTGTCCTTCTTCTCCAATCGGAAGTCTTGTTGGTCCAGCACCTGAGTAGTAAACCATATCACCTTCGGTTGTCAATACTGAAACATCACTACCAATTGTAAATGCATTCCAATACGTTCCTGAAATATCTTGATCTGGTCTTGAATTGTCTGCACCGCCACCTGCTGCGCCTACTGTTGATCCATCGTCACCTTCTGATCTATGATTTAGTATACAGATATAACTGTTTGAACCAAAGCGTACAACGTCACCTACAAAATATCCATTATCATCAGTCCATGTACCTTGCCAAGCAAAACCGCTGGCTACTTGATACCAATATGTTGTGTTAGGAGCAATTGCTGCTGCTCTACCAACCATAGTTCCTGTAGCAGTTGTAGGAACAAATTCAGTTCCTGCTGGCGCTATAGAAATAGTAAACTGCGTTGCGTTAGTAACTGTTTTAATATAATATGTTGCACCTTCAAATACATTTCCAATTGTACCTGATGTAAATCTAACAGCCATGTTTGCAACAAGTGCAGAAGTACTTGCTACTGTAAATGTATTATCAACTGCAGATGTTGCAGTAACACTTAGTACAGTTGAAGGAGAATCCTTAACTGCTCTGTATGTATATCCATTTAATCTAACAGCATCACCAATCTTATATGATGTGTTAATAGACCAATCGCCTTGGTACGTAAAGTTTTCGCTTAATAAATCCCAATCAGTTTGACTTGATGCTGTAGGAACTGTTCCTGTGTGTTGTGTTTTTGATACATATTGGTTACCACCATATCTTACAATATCACCTGACTGATAAGGAGTACCAATGTTCCAATTATTTTCGTATTCAAAACCTTCTACAAACTGTTCCCAGTATCCGCTAGTTACGTCTGCTGCAAAATCTGTTGTTGAAGTATGACTCTGAGCTGCCTTGACTATCCATAAGCCAGCGCCTCTCTTAACAACATCATTAACTTTATATCTAGTTGCTGTTGTCCAATCACCCTTGTATTCAATTCCTTGATTGAAATAATCCCAATAACTTTGTTGTGCTTCTAAACCATCTGCAACTGTAGCAGTTGAAGTATGTGCTGTTTTACAAACATAAGTTGTTCCGCCATACTTGACTAAATCGTTTACTTTGTATCTTGTTAATACAGTCCAATCAGTTTTCCAATCAAAACCTTCAGCAAATAAATCCCACTTGGCTGCGTCTACTTCTAATCCAGTTGTAGTTTCAGCGCCTGCGGCTCCTGTTCCTAAACTTGAATTTGATGTGTGAGAATCATTACAAAGGTATAGTAAACCACCATATTTAACAACGTCGTTAATTTTGTAAAATGTAGATACTGCCCAATCGCCTTTCCAGGATTGACCATCGCTCATTTGATTCCATTTAGTCGGACTATACGTTAAATCTGTGTTAAAATCTGTTGAGTCTGATGTATGTCCTACCGCACAAATGTAAGTACGGCCGCCATATCGTATAACGTCATCGACGTAGTACGTTGAAGAAGGTGCCCAAGAGTCCTTCCAAACAAATCTAATTCTACCTAGTTTAAATTCAGCCATTGTATCTTTCCATTGTTATATTATATTTATCCATGTTACTATAGTTCTCCCTAAAGATCCTCTTCTCTTCTTAAAAATAGTTGTTGTCCTACTAATGTTCCGCTAATATTTGCATCAGGACCTCTAAACGCTACAGGTCCTGGGAACAATACTTCGAGGCTAGCAACATTATCAATTAGATTAGGTCCTACCTTAATAGTACCAGCAATAAAGCTCGCTGTTAGTAGATCAGATCCACCAACATTTAATCTATTTTGTAAGTATGCTTTAATTGCTCTTTGTGTTGGTACAACATTATTACTATCTTGTGTAAATGCAGGATCTGTTGAAAATTCTCTAACAACTGCTCCTGAACCACCTAGTCTAACACCACCAAGTGCTAGTTCAGTTAATCCACCTAGATCAAAGAAGTCAGCACTAATAGTTACAATACCTGTTGCCTGTTCAACAGCAAATAATTCTCCACATCTAAAGTTACCGTTTTGGTCTGTTGATGTATAGAATACACGTCCACCGCTAAGTTCTACAACTTCATTTTCTGGTGCACCTGTATAAATTCCTGTTGAATAAAGTACAGGATAGTTTGTTTGTACTGCGTTTCCTGTTCCTACGTCAAGGAAGTCGTGTCCAGTAATCCTAACCTGTGAATATCTTTCTCTAATTTCTACTTGTGACGTATGTTCTAAGAAATCACTTAGTGTTAGTTTAGGAGTTATTCTAAATAATACTGTTTGGCTTCCGTTACTATCAGTTTTTTCAAGTGTTGAAGTTTGAGTAGTATAAAATTCTGTTGCACCACGGAATCTTAACTGTGTTCCAGGACCTGGTACTGGACCAATTATTCCTGAAATAGTTACAAACTGTCCTTTTGGTATAACATCTGCAAAACCATCTCCTAATACGCTTACCTGTGTGCTTGAAGTTCTATAACCTGAACCTCTGTTTACCCAACTAGGTTGGCCAAGTACAGCATCGCCCATTCTTAGTTCAACATATGCATCAATTGTATTACCAGGATCAGTAATTGTAAGTGTTGGTTGAGTATCGTTGTATCCGCTACCTACGTCCCACATTCTTACTTCAGCAATATTTCTGCTTTCAACAATAATTCTTCCTTTTGCTCTTGATCCTGTTAAAATTTTGTTACCAGTAGCAAGATCTTTAGCAACTGCAATCCATGTGCCTGTGCTGTTTGATTGTGTAGTTGAGTCACCAGTTGAAATATCAGGATTTCCAAAACCTATTCCTGTCCAATTAGTTGTTTGTGTTAATGTTCTTGCTGTCCATGTTACTCCATCTTCTGATGATGCTGCATAACTAGAAGTATCGTCTGTCGGTTCGTCACCAGCAATAGTACGCTGCCCAGTATCACCAACTGCAATAAAAACACCTTGTCCGTATCTAACCATTTTCCAGTCATGTGCTGTTGAACCATCTTGTGTTGGCATTGCAGATGCGTACCATATCGTTCCGTTGAAACTGTATGCAATTTCGCCAGTTCCTGATATAGTAACAAATCTGTTATTACCATATGTGATTGTTCTCCAATCCTTAGTTGATGAATCATCAATCACGTCCATAATTTCTGGATTCCATGTCCAAGTATCTGTAACTGAATTATATTCGCCTATTGCTACAAAGTTACCACTGTTTGCAACTGCTACAAATCTTCCTGCACCATAAGCAACATCAACCCATTCGTTAAATGTTGAATCACCTATGTCAGGTAATGTAGTTGCTTTCCAAGTTTGACCGCCGTCTGTACTATATACACCTGCATCAGTATTGGCTGCAACTGCTAGGAATACTCCGTTGCCGCTAGATGATTTACCATATACAACTGAATTCCAATTTTTATCATAAGGCAAACTAACAGAAGTCCAACTAGTTCCAGTTGTACTGTATGCTGCAAAACTAGTACCTCTAGATAGTGTAACAAAAGCATTTCCGCCTGCCGCAACACATTTCCAATTTCCGGACAGTGGAAGTGTTGCTACTGTCCAAGTTGTACCATCGGAACTGTATGTAAAATCTGCTCCAGCGGTTGGTGTTACTACAAATTTTCCACTATCTGCTGTTCCTGCATGTTCCCATCTCACTAATGTATTTGTACTATCTTCAGAAACTTCTAATACAGTAATAACTAAATCATGTTCACCGGCTGTTCCGCCCAGTGCAGCGCCGTCGATAGTAATTTCTTGGCCAACTTCGTATCCTGCGCCTACATCAACATTTGTTAATGTATATTTTCTTGCAACTTTTGTAACATTCCATGTTGCTTCTGAAATAGGTGTACCTAGTCCGCCTGTTGTTGTTCCTGAAACAGCACTAAATGATGCTGTAGTTTCTCCATATGCAACATTTGCCCATGCGTTAGTAGCACCCATGTTAATATCGCCTACTGTAAACCCTGGATGGCTAAATGTTGGTCTTGGTTCTAATCTGTAAGTATTGTCTGTGAACAATGATGTTTGTGATGGTGTTCCTGGAATAACATGATCCCAACCTGCAACGTCATCTGATTCTCTTGACACATTACAAACTTTTGAAGTAGGATTATAAGCAGTTACGTAACCGTACTGCCCAGCACCTTTTCCGCTTGTAATAATTAATCTTAAACCTAGTATTTCTGCTTCTGCACTATCATCATTAGTTGCTAGTGTTAGTGAAGTTGTTGTTCCTGTCTGTGCATTGTTACCTTTGTTAGTATAACCGCCCGCACCTACAGTCCCATTTGGATCTGTTGGAGAATTTTTTACTAATGCTTCAAAAACTGCATCATCACGGAAATCTTCTTGTTTAACTTGTGCATTAACACCAGAACCAACAAATGTGTAATCAGCCTGGGTATAATTTTCGCCTGCATTTGTGTATTCAAGTATTAGTATTTCGTCGTTTACTTCTCCAGCAAATGCTGATGCAACTATTGCTTGTCCTGTTCGGTTGTCAACTTCTGCAAATGCAGGTGTTTCCGTAGGATCGTTACCATCTGAAACTGCACCAAAGTCACCATATGAACTGTTACCGTTAGTAGCACGAATAACTCCACCTTTCTCTGCAAACATACCAATCTGATTGTAGTATGTAAACACTGATACTAGTTCTGCTCTACCATTGTTCAAAACCCATGCACCTATACCATCACTGATAACCTGTGTAAAGTCATTTGATGTAATTGATTTGTTTCCGCCGTTATGTAATGCACCATCAATTTTCTGTCCTATACAATTTGCTCCAAATGTTGTACAGTTTTGTACGTATGGTGAACGCTTCATAATCCAACCTCTTGTATCGGCCGGACCCCAACCTGGATCAAGTGAAATATATGCACCGCCGGTTGGTCTTTTATATAATTCAAAAACTTCTGGTGGATTAAGTGTTCCTGATAAGTTTTTAAGTGTAAAATCTTTTATGCCTGTAGCATTTCTAACATAAAACATGTCTTCAGTGTCAGACCCGTTAACTTTATTTTTATAATATCTTGCAGCCTGAAAAGAAGCATAATTTCCAACGTAAGTAGTATCGTATATAAAAGCGTCTATATACCTATTCAGCATATCTGTTAATACTGCTTCATCAAAAGTGTAAGTTGGCTGCGTTACTTTCATAAACGCAATTACTTCGGCAATTACAAAAAGTCTATTTGCTTCGAATATTCGTCTAGCATTTTCGACAGCATAATCTTGTGCAATTGTTTCAGTCCCAACATGATCAATTCTAGTATTTGAACCAGTTATAACTGGATTGCTGCCTACACTTGAAAGGTAATAATCTAAATAAGGTACAACGTCGTCAACAATCAAATCTTGTATCTGTGTACCTATAGTGGTATCTATAAAAGGAGGTGGAAAAATCTCTGGGCCATATAATCCATTCTCATCAGGACCAAATTCATATTGCGGTGGATCATAAGAAACTGTTTGAAATACTATATTAGTAGTTACTTGAGATACAGTGTTTCCTGCACTTACTGGAACTGTTGTTCTTTGAACAACTGCCTCAACTATATCTGAAATTCTATCTAATGCAATTTTATGGAAAGGTAAATCAGTTGCTAATGATGCATCTGCCTTGTTTGGTCTAACTGTAGTTGTTCTAAGTTCTGCTCCATTAATTGCAGTACCTTCCGGTACTACGATAGGTAATACTTCATCATATGTTCCTGCATTTACTCTAATTATAGTTTCGTTAGTATCGGCTCTGCTTGCTACTCTTTCAGCAGCGTATCTAATAGTTTTGTAAGGTTTTTCTGGATTTATTCCTCTATTAGCATTTAAATCATCTATACCATCATTGCTAACATATATAAGTTTTTGAACATTACCATAGGTTTTATATTCTATGCTGTCACTAGTGTTAACAGCAACTAATTGACCTTCTGTTCCAATTGGTAAAGAAGTTGCTCCAAATGTTGAACCGTCTCCTACTAATCCGCGTGTTAAATCAAAAGTTAATAAATCACCTTGAACACTTAATCCTACACCTTCGCCTGCTAGAGATAGAATATCCCAGTATGAAAATCCACTACCGTTATCTCCTGGAAAGTTTTCGCTACTAGAAGTGTGTGCAACATTACAAGTATATGCTGTACCTCTATATAGTGCAATATCACCAATTTCAAATTGACTATTTGATGTCCAAGCATTTCTCCATGCTTGACCTGGCAAAACAATTTCCCAGTTACTGTCATCTAAATAATCTAAAGAACTACCGTCATCAGTTATTGCTGTATCTAAAATTGCTACATAAACATATCCGCCTCTACGAACAACGTCTCCTGTTTTATAACTCTGTCCTACTGCCCAATCGCCTACTAGATTTATACCTTTTGCTAATAATTTCCATTCGTCATTTGGTACGCTTCTATCAGGTGTAGCATATAAACTTGTTGTAGGATTTATATCATTGTTATTTTTATTTGCAATAAAGATATGTCCACCGTGTCTGACAACATCGCCAACAGCATACATAACATCATCTGCCCATGTTTGGTAAAAACTATTTCCTGGCAATTCTGTAACAAAGTATGTGCTATCTATAGTTGGTGCACTAGTATGCCCAACAGTACATCTTAATATACTTCCACCGTACTTAACTAAGTCATTAGGTCTATATCTTGTTGCAGTTGCGTATGTTCCTACGTATTGAATTCCTTCATTTACAATTTCCCATAATTCTTTTGTACTATCATCAAGGCTGTCATTGTTTCCAATTTCAGCACCTTGTGCAACTGAACCTGAAGTATGTTCTGCGATACATTTATAAACAAATCCGTTGTATCTTACAACATCACCTATTCCGTATCTTGTTGCTGCTGCCCAATCGGCTGTCCAGGCATAAAGCGATACATATTCTGCTACCTTATCAGCATTTGTATTAAAATTTGTGTCTGATGTATGACTAGTTGCTACTAGATAAACTACACCGCCGTATAATACTAAGTCTCCAGGAGCATAAAGTGTACTACCTGCCCAATTACCTCTCCAGTAATATCCGTCGGTCATCTTTAACCAAGCAACTGTAGGAGCAGTATCTCCTGGGTTTGCTAAGTAGTCTTGATCTGTTTTGAAGGCTGAAGATGTATGTTGTCTAACACATACATACGTTGAACCGCCATATCTAACAACATCATCTTTGTTATAAGATGTTGACGTATTCCAAACATTTCTCCAGGTATACCTAAGTCTGCTTATTTTAAATTCTGCCATTTTCTATCCTATTAGCTCGATGTACCTTGCGGGTATTGATAATTTTGGTTAATTCTTTGTACTAGCATTCCTTCGCTATCTACATAATATAAAATACTTCTTTGATCCCAACGATATTGTGACCATCTTAAATTTTCATAATTATTTTCGTGATTGGCTGCTATACCGTCAAAGTAATCAATGCCAGGTTCGAAATCTTCAAATGTCTGTTCTGGTACTCCAGGATAATTTAAGTCTACAGTGTCTTTGTCTACTAGATTATCAATTCTACGTAAAAATATTTCGCCATCGTCGTTTCGTCTAACCATATATAGATAACGAGGACTATCGCCTAGTGAATTATCTGGACTTTGACCAAAGTAATATGTACTCATTATGATATCTCCACGTAACTGATACTAGCGTCAATGCAATCGTCTGTATCACATTCTAATCTTAATCCTGCTGTTTCAGGAAGTATTAATCTTTCACCGTTGGTAATAACTTTTGCACTAGATCCTGGGGGTATCGGAATTTGTCTAGCATAGTTTGCAACTGTAGATGACTCATCTATTACGTAAACATTCACTACAGCCATATCATAGTCTGATGTGTTTGCTAAGTTCAAACCTACTATTGTTGCTCTTACACCTGCGATAATCTGTAATATATCTACAGGAGTTTTTCCTACTCCAGTTACTACTTCGTTTTTAAATACTGTTGGCATCCTATTATCCTAACATTAGTGCAAACGATGCTGAAATATCATTTGCTAAAATTTCTGATACAGCACCTGAAGCACCTGCAGGTGATGCCCATGACGTCCCTGCCCAAACTTCTAATGCGTTTGTATCTGTGTTAAATCTTGTCATACCTATTACTGCGTATGCACTTGGTCTTTGTGCTGTGTTACCTCTGGGAGGAACAAAGCCGTTTGTACCTGCAATTTTAAAATATCCGTTACCAGTTTGTGCAATTTGTGTAATAGCATTTGGTTCAACGTTTGTAATAACATTTCCGGTAATTTTTAAATTTCCTAATCTTACACCACCAGTACCATTAGCATCAATGTGTAAGTCTTGATTTGTTGTTGTTGTAATCTGGTTATCGCGAAATATTAAGTTACCTACATCTAATGTAGACAATGTAAGCAGGTCTGCATTCAAGTTATTGACATGTAAATTTTTCCATCTAAATGCTGCACTACCTAAATCAAATGTGTTGTCTTGTTCAGGTATAAGGTTACTTTTAATCGCAGCATTAATTTGTATTGAATCTGTAAGTGCGTCACCAATTGTAATATTGCCGCCTATTGTAACATTGCCGTCTACATTTACATTGCCGCTAACATATAAGTCACCGTCTATGTTTGTTGATGCAAATACTTCTAGTGTTCCTGTTCCGTTTGGTCTAAATTCTAATGTTGCATTTGAATTAGTTGTTGAAATTGTATTACCTTCAATTTGTAAATCATCTACGTTTACTACTGAATGATAAATTACTGGATCTGAACCAGCAGGCGCAAAGTTAATTGTGTCTAAATCGCTTGAAATTGTATTGCCAGTAATATTTAAATTACCAACATCAATGTCGTTTTCAACTCTTAGTGTTGTTGTTCTTGTTGTACCGGTTACGTGTAAATCGGTTGTAGGCGCTGAATTGTTGACACCAATGCGAGCATTGTTTACATCAACATACAAAATATCAGGGTCTGTTGCTCCATTTCTAAAAGTTAAATCCACGCCGTTACGCACTAGATTTGCTTTTAAGAGCGGCCCACTTATACGACCAATCGCCATTTGCTCTCCTTTTACACGGGGATCCTGTCCCTCCAACTACCTTACATTGCGAGTTGACCACAGTAAAAAGTTAACGCCGGTCCTCGTTAACAATAGTATTTAGCAAAAAGGAAAAATTACCCAAGCATAAGGCTATATACGTCACTAAGATCTTCCATAAGAGGAACGTCTACTTCAGCACCACCACCAGTTGATAATTGATATCCTTCGTCGGTTTGTGCGCCTACAGTTAGTATAATATCGTTAGCGGGTGTTGAGCCACCTGTAAGAGAACTTCCTAGAATTGTAATTAAATCACCGGTAATATAACTTTGCCCTACTGTGGTAATTGTTATAGTAGTCAATGCTCCAGATGCTATACTAATAGTAAATTCAGCATTTGCTCCACTGCCGTTTGTTGTACCTGTAAGTCCTGCTGTTATTTGATTGGGTAATCCTGTAACAACTGCAATTCCTGTAACAGATTCTATTGTTCCTGCAAATACTTCTAAAATATTTCTATCAGTATTCCATCTACTATCACCAAGTTCAGGACGTGCTGGTCTATCTGCATTACCAGCAGCAGGAACTAAAAATGTGTTAGTATCAGTAAATCGTAAATAACCTATTCCTGTACCAGCAAATGTCAATGGAGTTTCTGGATATTCTCTAGGTCCACCACCTATATCAGTAAGATTTGTTATTGCATCAGTAGCACCTGATACGGATATTGTTCCTGTAGGTGCAGGTCTTGATCCTGATCCGTCATAATTAAAGTTAACCGTATACGTTCCTGCACTATCGCTTCCTGTTGAAGTGCCAGTAATAATAGTTCCTGGTATAATACCTACTCCAGTTAACAACATTCCCGGTACAAATGTACCTACAATTGTTCCACTTATTGTAAGTGTGTACCCGCTTATACTGGCTGACGTACTTGTAGCAGTAATCTCGTTCCACTGAGTCCATTCAATTATATTGATACCTGTGTCAGGTGCAAGAACTAAATCATCGTTACTTTGTAACGAAAAGATTTCATTATTTACACCGTCTAACTTTTGCTGATCGCTTACTCTTATTTCTAATGGTAACGGAGTATCTACATTTACTAGATTATCTGTAATATAAGCATTGTTCCATCTTCTTACAGAACTATCAACAAGTGTTCCTGTTCCTAAATCCCATGTGTTGTCATCACCCGGTATAATTGATTGAGAAAAGTCTGGTATAATCTCAACAACATCTCCTGAGCCGCCTCCCACATCAGGATTATATAATTCATCTCCAATAGTAAGGTCGCCAAGTTTTGTTAAGTTTCCATCCATAGTAATATTTCCAGTAACTCCTAAGGTACCGTAAATATTTGAAGAAGCCGTAAATTCAACTGTTCCTGTCCCGCTTGGATCTAATTCTATAGTTTGATTAGATATGATTCCACTTATTGTATTATCATTAAATTCTAAATCGTCTGAACGCATTCTTTGGAAGTTCATGTAACTTCCAGCAGTTTTTGTTGGTAAAATATGTAACGGGCCAACAACTGTTGAAAAAGTATTAGGTGCTTTAATTAAAACGTTATCTATTTTTGCTGTATCATCTACCTGAAGTCTAGTTGTTAAGGTATCAGTTCTTACATCAAGTGCAAAGTCAGAATTAGGATCATCAGTTTTAATACCTACTGTAGAAGTTCCAACATCAAAAAATAATACTGGAGTAGCATCAAACGTTGTGTTTGAAATTTTAAGATCAATATCGTCACGGTGTAGGTTTGCGTTTAGTAACGGACCAGTGATTCGCCCCAATTGTGACATTTACTACCCCCTAGTTAGCAAAACCAGTAAACACTGTTACATTCTTAGCAAGTGGAACTGGTGAGGTAAATTTTAAATACCATCCGTCAGCATATGGGCTGCCAGGTCCTGCAAGACTTCCGCCTGCACTCTGTTCTAATGTAAAGTTTGTTGTAGGTATCTGCATTACGTTTTCTACAAGCACAATAATATTGTTTGCACTTGCAGGAACTTTTGATAATGGACCAAACACTGTTTCTGTAGCGTCTCCAGGTCCTAGTGTTTCTATTGATACTGCTCCAACTGCTGGACCTCTTACAACTTGCCAAGCACCACCAACATATGCTTCTATTCCAATAGGCTGTCCAGTTACTGCATCATTATCAATGTTGTATCTTATATAACCGTTACCATCAATTGGATGCCTAACACCTGTCAATTGTGGTCTCTGTGCAGTTGTTCCTTTTGGAATCATTACAGCACCGTTAAAATCCATTACGCCTCTACCATAAGAATTTACTCTAACAGTATTATCGTTAGGACTATATTTTGATACGTATTGTGATTTTAAAAATCTCATCTATTCATCCTTATACAGGTAATGAACTTACGGTAACTGTGATTAGATTTGCATCTGCCGCCTTTACCCATACTTCATCGCCGCCGTCTAATATAATTTTCTCATCGCTAAAAAATACAGTTTCACCTGCAGGAACAGTTACACTTGATACTATTTTATTTGCGTCAACAGGTGCATCACCTAGTTTTACTAGATATAAATCAACTTCAGTTCTGTTAATTGATTCGTCTGTAATAGTAACTGCGCCTGTATTACAAAGTATAATGTTTGTTACAGCCCTATTTTGTGCTGTGACTGCACCGCCAAGAGCGGCACCTGTAGTTGATGCTGTAAAAACTTTTGTGTCACTTGTAGTAGTTAATTGTTGGTTATTAATCATTTGTTTTTCCTAAAATATCATGCTAAACAGCAATGCTTTATTTTTACTTATCAATTCATCAGTGTCATTATTAGTATTTCTATAGTATAAACCAGTATTACCAATACCAGGTTGCTTAGAATATTGTACTGTTGAATCTGGAATATATGCAGGATCAACAGCAATTTGATCTAACTGTAAACCGTAATTTAATCTTACTTTACCTGTTCCGTTTGTCTGTAAAAATATACTATCATTGGTGTTGTTTACAGTAATAGTAGGACTTCCTGGTTCATTTTGATTAAATTCTAATCCTTGTATTAATGCTCTATTTGCATAGAATTGTGTGTTAAGTGTGTTATCAACCAATACGCTTACAGCACTTTCGCTATATGAACTGTAACCTGTATTGTCAATTAAGTATTGTAATGATCCTGTTACTTCTTTATCTGTAACAATAACTCTTGTATTATCATCGATAATTTGGAAAGTTGGATTGTCTCTAATAGAATCATCTACATATTTTTTATTTGGAATATCGTCATCATCAGTAATTTGATTTTCGTAATCTGTAGTTCCTGTAACTGTAATTACACCATTACCATAACCAATTAATTCTAAATCAGGACTAGATGAATCTGTTGTAATCTTTTTTAATCTTAAAGTAGTATTGTAATTAAATGTTGATTCAGGACTGCCTGTTGCTAAATTAAATGTATCGTCATTATCATCCCAAAAGAATGAAGCAGGATTAAGACTACCTCTATCTACTTGTAAACCTGAATATCTTAAAGATACCCCTGCGCCTGTTTCACCAAAGTTTAATTGGATTATGTTATCTTTTATGTTTAAGTTTTCTGCTTCTACAGTAAGTGTATCACCTTCAACAATAAGATCAGAAGTAACAATTACTTGTCCGCCTGAACTTGGAGGACCAACGTCTAGTCTAACAACGCCGCCTTCTTTAGTTTTGATGTTATAATCACCGTTTGTTTGTAGAAACTGTCCCATTTAAATACCTTTAAGTAAAACTATACGTTGAGATGAATCATCATCAACTTCCCAGTTATAGTTTATATTTACAAAATCTTTCATTACGCTATCAATAATTTCTTTTATAAAAACCCAAACACTTGATTCTAATACTAATCCTGATAATGTCATTTCATTATCTTTTAATTCACTTGTTTGTTTTTCAACAAGTTTACAAATGCCTACGTTGCCTGCCATATCTTGTACCCTAAACTCTGAGTTTGAAATTTGTGCTAAGACGTTACCGTTATGGCACGCCTTAGCACTTTCAATTTTAACTGAAACAACCAAGTCTTTTAGATTTTTTAAGAAATCCCAAAATACATTAATTGGTG